TTTTTCACCTGTTGATGGAAGTGTTAATTCCCCAATTGGTAAATCAATTTTTGGTAATGACATTCTATAAATCTCCTATCATATAATATATTTAGTTGCCTGGTAAGTTGTCTAATTTGTCTTGTATCTGTGCAGATAATTTAGCATCAATTTTTTGCTGTAAATCTGCATTAACTCTTTGAGACATTCTTTTGCCAGCTTCATCTATTGTTTTATTTCTTTGTGCATTAGTAGGTCCATCAAAAAAATCTGAAAGATTATCGTATGAACCTCTAACTCGTTGTAATCTGTTAACAGCATCCTGAATGCTTGTTATTTTGCCTTGTCCTATTGTTTGTTTCGTTACATCAATAAAACTTGCAATGTCTGAAAGTGTATCAAGTAATCCACCACTTTTTCTTTGTATTTGTGTTCCTACTTTATCACCGGAATAATATATTTGGTCATATGCGAATGATACAGTAATTGTAGCAAACTGGTCATTGCTATCCCATGCTAATGCAGTATCACTAATAGCAAACGGATAAATGTTTTCCATTGTTGTTTCATAATATTTAGCTTGTGAGCCTTTGCCTAAAGATTCTGTACTATAATGTCTTATATTCATACGACAAGCATATTCATCTTTATAACCCAATTCGTATGGAAGCTGTTCACCGTCGATTGCACCAAAGGTGCCAGTTTTAGTACTGAAGTTCATAACTCTTTGCAACCAATTGTGAAAAAATGAAAGTACGTTGTGATCGCTATCTAATAAAAACGTACAAGTAATTGGTTGTGGAGTCATTCGCATTGGAAATGATGTTGGTAATTGTGCAACATTAGTCATCTGTCCTTGCTCAACTTGAACTCCTGGAAAATTGACTTGATTACAAAAGAATGATATACTTCTAGCGTCCATGCTTGAACTTGGTTCTGGTGCTTTAGAAATTAAAACTTCGAATAGATTAGGTCGTGCAGGACCACCAAACCTATCCATGGTTGTTTTAAAATCGCTTATTCTAAATGACATATATTATTACCTTGTTACCATTTTTCGGCTGTCTGCGTAAACTTTCTGTTTAGATGCTTTCTCAAATTGTGCTAATGGTAAGAACAATGCAACATCCCATTCTGTAGGATTGATGTAAATAAAACGAGATTTCATTTGTTTATTTAAATATTGCTTTAATGCTGGTTTAAAAAATCTAAACTTAGCAGCGCTATTTAATAAATCATAACTCAAACCTAATCTAGTACTCTCGTCATATCTCTTATTGTTCGTAATACCATATAATGCATCCATTAACTGAGCACGCATCATAGGTGGTAAATAGTGAAAGTTAATTCCCATAAATCCACCCTTTGTTTTATTTATTGGGAAAATCAAAGGGAATCTATCATAATAAGGAAGTGTAGCTTTATGTTTAGGGTCGTAAGCAAATGTGTACATCATTCCTGGTTCAATAAAATTAACTGCACGGTCTTTTTCTTTTAATCCAGTTGCAATCATTGATGCACCAGATACTCCAGAACTACCTGAACCTGTTCTGCTGATTTTTTTTGCTTGGTCTCTGTACCAGGTTCGAGATGTTTTTGAACGAGCTGGCATCTCGCCTGCACGAATACCTTTTACTAATATATCATTAAATACTGTAGTACCGCGATGAACTTTACCTTGCGCTTGATTCTTCGCTTCTTGCAATAATTTAGCGTAATTTGTAATTGCCATTTATTTACCTGCTATTCCGTCTTTTTCTGTCATAATAACAAACTGCCATCCACGGTCTGCACAATACGATCGAGCTGCTTTCCATTTTGCGCTATTAATTCCATAATTCTTAACCTCGTTAAGATATCTTCTTGACACTCGACCAGTCGGTGTCTTATTTTTATTTGCTGGATTTGGTGGAAGCGTTTGGCCATAAGGTTTAATTTCAATCATTATAGTATGCTTTTTACCAAGTCCATCATATTTATGTACAACTACATCAGGAAAGTATCTATGTACTCTTCCATCTATCGGTGACCTATAAGGAACAATGACTTCTTCTGATTGCCACCATATAACATCTTTATGTTTATCAAGCCATGAGAATACATTTCGTTCCCACCAAGACCTATAAATAATCTTGGTTGGGTCTCCTTTGTACTTATGCGGGTTTGCTGGTTTAAATTTCCCTCTATAAGCCATAATGTATTTTCGCAACTCCGTATAAATAATCTAAAATATCCAATTACTATTTATTAAAAAGAGAAAAAAATGGCAGGAACTTCTAGACCAGAGTTACTTAAACTAAGAAGTCAAAGAGATAACGACGGTAGACGTAACGGAAAGACAATGGGTAGCTACTTAAGTTTTCCAACTAAGCCTATGCCTCATGGATTGTTGCTTCAATTTAAGAGTTATAACTATAAAGATTATGTTAGTGCTATTACAAAAACTACGGACAAAGCTGGCAAAACAAAAATAGAAGAAAACAAAAATTTAGGTTTTGTTCCATCAATAGCTGGATACAATTTAACGAATGAAGCTGGAAGCAATAAACCAGTTATCTCATCATCTGATGCAATAGAACTTCCATTCCCTAGAACACTCCAAGATTCCACAAATATTAGAGTACAGCAATTTGAGCGTGATTTTTTGTACGAACGCTTAGCAAGTGGTATCGCATCTTTTAACGATGGTGAAGGTGGTTTAAGTAATTTCTTTTCAGGCGTTGCAGGTGCTACAGAAAATTTACTAGATAGTACTTTTAATGCATTTAAATCTGCAGGTCAGAATGCTGGAAACGATGGTGTTGTTCAAACACTCTTTGGAGCTATAAAAGGCGCTGCTCAAAAAATGGGTAATTTTGATACGAACCAAGCTATGGCAATGGCTGGATACTTAGCTCGTAACTTTATTCCTGGAGAAATTGCAAAATCGGTTGGTGTTGTAAGTCAAAAAACAGTTAACCCACAGGAAACACTTTCATTCTCTGGTGTTGATTTACGTAATTTTACATTCAGCTGGGATTTATACCCAAGTAATCCATCTGATACTCAAGCGATTAATAAAATAATTAATAGATTAAAAATGAAAGCATTACCAACAACACAATCTGCTGCTGGAACAGCTACTGCAAGAGCATTTTTAAATTATCCAGACATCGTAGAATTAAATTTACTTGGTGTCAAAGAAGACCACTTTATGAGATTTAAAAGATGTATGATACAAAGTGTCACTGTTGATTATGGTGCAGGTGGTATGCCCGAAATTATAAAAGGTGGTGTTCCTGCTGCTATTACTTTAACTGTAACATTCTCAGAAATTCAAATCCAAACTGCACACGATTACGGCGCTGACCCAACTGATACCCCTCCAGCAAATAAAGTTGATTCTGGTGCTGCAGAAAGCAGCGGACCACAGCCTGGAGCCGGAGCACAGAGACCAGCTGATGTTGGCGGTGGCGTAGTCAATAATGATGGAGTTGTTAGCCAATAATGAAATACTTTGAAAACTTTCCAGTAATAGAATACGAAGGGCGTAGAATAAGAGATATCTCTAGACGCTCTAATTTCGTCCGTGCTGTATCAAATAACCCATACCTATATTATCCCTATACAGTTACCGAAGGTGAACGTGCAGAAGACATAGCGAACTTCTATTATGGCTCAGTTGACTATGTTTGGTTAGTTTATATGGCAAACAATATTATTGACCCATATCACGAATGGCCAATGGACCCTCAAACATTTAACGATTATTTAGTAGAAAAATACCAGGCAGAATCTGGAGAAATTGGAGAAGACGTTATTGATTGGACTCGTGACCCAAATAACGATGACAACATCATCTTCTATGTGAAGAAGGTATAACAAATGGCAGCAGTAGACGAAATTTTATTAGCACCCGAATCATTCCGTACTATCTACCTTCGTAGAGAAGATAGAGTAATTTTGAGAACTGAGCAAGGAGCAAAGATTATTATTAAAAGAATTATTCCCGATGAATGGGAACCTTATCGTATATACGAATACGAGCAAGCGTTAAACGATAACAAAAAAGAAATATACTTATTTGATAGTAGCTTTTTAAGCCAGTTAACAAAACAGTTTAAAAACGCAGTGAGTGAATAATTATGGCAGACCAAAAGGGTGCATTTAATCCTTCTAGATGTGAAATAACATCTGCGGAAATAGTGCCGTTTGGCAAAAAAGTTGGTGACAAATCTAACATAGACATAGCTGATATGATTGCATCTTTTAGTATGCATAGTGCAGTCAATAAATCTGCACTTCACGGTAAATGTGATGTTTATGATGCTATTGGTATATTAGAAAATCTTCCGTTAAGAGGCGAAGAAGAAATACATTTAACAATAAAAGCTTTTGATTTACAAACAGAATTAGAGCTTGCTTGTTTTATATACAAAATTGATGACCTTGATATTAGAAAAGACCAAACAGGTTTATCATATACTTTGCACTGGGTAAGTAAAATAAGTTATGAAGCAAGTCGACGAAATTTTATTACGAGTTTTAATGGTAAAACATCAAGTACAATAGTTAAAGAGTTATTTAAAAAATATTATCACGGTAATATTGACATGGGTGTTTATACAGGAGCTAATAATAAAGAAGAATTGCCACCAGGTACAATGGCATTTAAATTAAGGAATGATATAGGTCGTTATCTTTATATAGAAAAGACTGAACATCCAATGCAGTTAACTATACCAGATTTATCACCTGCTCAAGCAATTCAATTTGTAGGTCGTAGAACTTGGGGAATGGAACCTAATGCAGGTTCTTCTTTTAGATGGTTTGAAAATACTAGAGGGTTTTATTTTGTAAGTGATGAATGGCTTTACGAATATGGAAAATTAAATGGTGGACTACAATTTCAATACGGCGCATTTATTTCATTAGACGCTGAAGATGCTATTGAACAAATGACATCATTATCACAATTTGGTAATCCATTAAGAGTTGATACAGGTAGCCAGATACAAGGCGGTGCATATAAAGTAAAAATAATTGAAGTTGATATTTTAAAACAAAATATAACTGATTACTCACATTCTTTTGATTATCAAAAAGATTTTCTAACAAAGTTTAGAGATTCTACCGGTAATAGCGCTACTATAAAGAATGATATACATACAGAAGATTTTATTAATAAAACATTTACTGATGAAAATGCTAAACAGTTTATGATTATTAGAGATTATAAAGATGATACATCTTCAAAGGCATTTAAATCTGAAACTAACTTTAGAAATTTAGTTGCACAAAGAACATTTTATAGAATGCACGCATTAGCTACATCAACAGTTGGTATTACTGATGGAAGACTTGATGTTAAAGTTGGCGATATTATTAGAATTAATACTTTATCAAAAAATATTTCTTCGGATAAAGAAGATAATCCACAAATAAGTGGTAGATTTTTAGTTACATCAATAGATAACGATATTGAAAATGGTGAGCTTAAAACAATAATGAGTATGTTTAAATATGACTGGTCTGATGCTGGAGAAGATGATGGTAAGCGCACAAAGGTGGTTAAACCAGAAGATTTAAAACCTGGTTCAAAAGCTCACAAAGATTACTATAATGTATTTCCGGTGGGCTATTAATATAATATGAATAGGAAAAAATATGTCAGGTAGAGGAATAACAAATCCGATGTTTTTCATCGGAGTTGTAGAAGATATTTTAGACGAAGGTCGCATGGGGCGAGTAAGAGTTCGTGCTTTTGGTACGCATGGTACTAAAACTGAAGTTCCTACTGCAAATCTACCTTGGGCAACTTGCGTTTCTGGTAATTACGATGTTAACCATACTCCACCCCCACTCAACTCATTTGTTTTTGGAATGTTTTTAGATGGAGCTGACGGTCAACATCCTATGGTATTAGGTTTAATTCCTGGTCAGTATGTAGAAAAGCGTGACCCAGAAAATGATGGTATCGGTGTTATACCACCATTTGCAAAAGGATTAATGTCAATGTTTAGTTCACCAAAAGATATTGGTGAAGTTCAAAAGAGTAAACTGTCAAGAGCTGAAAACATAGATAGTACTTACGTTGGAAAAAGAGATGCAAAATCAGTACAAAGACAACACATTGCAGATTCAGATTTAACATGGGCAGAACCACCTCCTGCTTATGCAACAAGATATCCATTTAATAAAGTTATAGAAACAGCCGGTGGTCACAGTATAGAATTAGATGATACACCAGGCGCAGAACGTATTTCAATTAACCATGTTTCTGGTGCTTATGTTGAAATAGATGCAATCGGCAGTGTTAAAGAAAGAGCAGAAAGCGATCGCTACGAAATTAATATTGGAACTAAACACGAATCATCAGGTCATTCTGTAGTTACGATCAACGGTAATTCTCATGTCTATGTTAAAGGTAATAAGACAGAAGAGATTATGGGTAACTATAAACGAATCGTTCACGGTGAAAACGAAGTTACTTCTGGTGGCCAATCATATTATAATGCAGGTGGTCATTTATTCCTTCGTGGTGCATCTACAAAAATTGAAGGTAATGCAGAAAGAGTAACAATATTCGGTAGAAACGAAGTTCAGATTGAAGCAGAACAACAAGTTAATGTGGTATCAAATCATATTAAAAATACAGCAATGTTAGCCTTTAGTGCTTACGGTAATAAAGCAGTAAGACTAACAACTCCAGCTGATATGCACTTTGTTGCTTCTAATATTATTAATACAGCTAATGGTTTAATTCCATCGACTCCACTTACAGGTGGTGTTGGTTTACCAGGGTTCTCTATTAATGCTTCTGCAGTACATATCGGTGGTTATAGCACAGGCTTAGTTCCAGCAGTAATTCCTACTGTTGTTGGTATTAATGGATTAGTTAATGCAACAACTGTGAACGCTGGAGTATTAACATCAACCTTAGGAAATATAACAACACTTAATGCAGGTGCTATTTCGGCTAAAGCAGTAAACACTACAGTTCTTGCAGCACCTCCACCTATTAGTGCAGCACCAGGTAGTCCTTGTGCTCCTGGTCCTGGTCGTATTATGTCACTTCCGTCTGTACCAGCTATTCCAACAATACCACCTATTACATTACCTGCAATTAGTATATTTGCACCAAGTATTGTACCAGGTACAATTTCAGGTATTGCATATCCTAATGGTAATGGAGCAGGATTCTTAGCTACAGTATTAACATCACCATTTAGTGTATTAGGATTTGACGTTAATATATTACCAGAAGGTGGATTAGGAATACCTCGTATTAAAATGCCACCACCTGCAAGTCATGGTTGTTCAATTATACCAGGTGGATATTATTCATTAGGTTATCAATTAGGATTCTGCGAATCTATGGAGAGTGAAGCATAATGGCTAGTAGTTGCGTAGACAGAAGAAGTCAAACATTCCTCAATAATCAAAACCTTAATACTGAACCAACAGTAAAACCTGATGGTACATATACTTCTGCACAAATTGATGTTTTTGCAAAAGAACTTGCTGATAATATTATAGCAGAAACTAACAGTAATCCAATACAAAACATGGTTAATAAGTTTGGTGATTCTTATGGAGAAAGCCTTGTTTATATTAACGGACCATTTAGACTTAATAATACAAACGATTATCCATCGTTAAATAATAGATTTAATAGAGGTAATATTTCCAATCTTGAAATGGCTGACTTTATGGAGTCATTTAATTATTCGCCTAATGGATTACAAAACCAAGTACCTGATAAATTACTCGGTGACTTAGAAAAATATTACGCTGGTGATATCTTTGAAAGTATATTAGGTGGTTTCTGTAATAGCATGAATAATCTATTTAATCAGATAGATGCATTCTATGATTTAATTGGTGAAGTCGATGGGCTTATTAATGATATCAATGCAGTATATAATACAATATTAATATTTGCAAAAACGGGCAGATACGAAGGTAGAACTCCACTTGAAATAATACAACAAGAAGTTGTTGAAAAATTAATGGAAGAGATACAGAAAAAGATTATCGACTCTGTTATTAAAATATATGAAAAAATAAGAGCTGCAATTGATAATTTTGATATCCTTGACCAAATAGGAGATTTAGTTACTGATATTGACAAACATCATACAAAGTATATAATGACTCAAAAAGAGCGTATGTGTAATGAGTTGACAGAAGAGCAAGAGAAAAAAGTTAAAGATAAATTAAAAGGATTTATGGATTATGCTTTTAGTTTATTTGAAAATATGGATTTAGCAACTATGCAATTTTTAGTTGCACGTTTTTGTGCACTTGCAAGTAATGTTGAAGCACTAATTAATGAAATTAAGAATCCATTAGATGATTATGGAAATAGATATCAAAGAGTTATTAAAAGATTACAAGCTATTGGTAATCAAAACACATCTACTGCTATTCGTAATGGTGCAATAAGATTTTCAAAAGAAAGAAGGCAAGGCGACATAAATAGCCTAAATAGGTTATGGAATGAAGGAAATGCGAATAATGTTCCTCAATCAGTTACTGATTACGAACGTGTTGATGTAGAACCAATTACTGCACAAGATTATAGAGATTTACCTAAGTGTATGGCTGTGATGAAAGGCGGCGAAATATTTAAATTTGAAGGTGATGTATTTGATGAAGAAAAAGGTGTTGGACTTCCTGCATATACACATATTGATTTAGATATTAAAGTATATCTTAAAAGATTACAATCAATTTATGGTAATACAATGGTTATAACAAATGGTTGGGTAAGCCAAAAATATAATCAAGAAATACTAAAAAAGGAAAATGATAATCCTCACCTTAGTGGACTTGTTATAGATATTAAAAGGGACCCTGCATTTGAATCTGCTTTTAACAATGTTCCAGAAGCAGAAAGAGGAATAGGAGCAAACTTTACTGAAGACTGGATTGAATTGTTTGTTAAAAACGCGCAGAAATCTGGATTTTTAGGTGTTGTAATTTACGATAAACATATTCATTTAGATACTAGAGAAATAGCAAGATGACAATTAATATAAAAACGCCGATTACTAAGAAGCCGAATTTATATAGCGATTTCCATAAGGATTTGCGCATTAGTCCTATTTCAAAAGATATTGCTTTATTAAAAGACGAAGACGCAGTAAAACAAAGTATTAAAAATTTAATTTTAACAGACCCAGGTGAAAGATTAATGCAACCCTATGTTGGTGGTGGTATTAAAGGATTATTATTTGAAAACATTACGCCTGGTGTTTTAAAAGTTATTGAAACAAGATGTAGAGATACAATAAACACGTTTGAATCTCGAGCAGAATTAATTAACGTTACTGCTTCGAGTAGTTATGACGATAACACAGTAAATGTATTCATACAGTTTTATATCAGGAATGTTGACAAACCAATTACTCTTGATTTAATTTTAGAAAGGATAAGATAAGATGGCCAATCCAAAAACCCCAATTACAGAACTCGATTTTGATTCGATAAAAAACCAGTTAAAAACATATCTGCAAACGCAGACTCAATTTAAAGATTATAACTTTGAAGGTAGTAACATGAGTGCATTACTAGATGTACTATCATTTAATACTTTCCAAAATAATTTCTATACAAACATGACAATGAATGAGATGTTTTTAGACTCGGCCGTCCTAAAGAACTCAATCGTTTCTCATGCAAAAGAATTAAACTATATTCCTCGTTCGCGTAAATCTGCTAAAGCAACAGTTCGTGTTACTATTACAGATGAAAACGCAACAGATAGTACAGTTGTTATTCCACAATATTCTACGTTTACAGCAAACTATCAAGGTGAGTTATTTACATTTGTAACTAATCAAACATATGTTGCAAGACGAACTGCACCTAGCGTTTATACTGCTGACAGCATTGACATATTTGAAGGGTCAATGTTAGCATCATTCCAAAGAGAAGGATTTATTGTTGATGGTGACGGAGTACTTCGTGTTCAATTAACAAACGATGAAGTTGATACAGACTCTGTTGTGGTATTTGTTGATGCAGAAGAAACGGAAGACCGTAATGTATTTACTCGTGCTAATACAATATATGGTGTTAAACCTGACGATAAAGTATTTTATTTAGAGCCTTATTTAGATAACAGATATGCAGTTTATTTTGGTAAAAACGAATTTGGTTTACAGCCAGAAGAGTTTGAGGATGTAAGAGTAAGATATAGAATTTGTTCAGGTGAATTAGCAAATGGTGCTTCAGCATTTAGTGCAAGTTTTATTGAAGGAGCTACTATTGCGATAACAACACTTACAGCTGCAGCAGGTGGTTTAGAGCGTGAGAGTATGGAATCTATTAGATATTTTGCTCCTAAGTCATTAGCAGTACAAGAACGTGCAGTAACAACAAAAGATTACGAAGTATTATTACAACAAGCATTCCCAGATATTACAGCAGTAAGTGCTTATGGTGGTGAAGAATTAGACCCACCTCAATTTGGTCGAGTTGCTATATCGGTTTATTTAGATGCAGAAACAACATTAATTAGTTCAACACTTGCAAATACTTATATTAATTATTTAGCAGAAAAGAGTCCATTAGGTATTGAACCAATATTTGTACAGACCAAATTTATATATGCAGATGTTATTGCTGATATTGTATATACTAATAAGAGTACAGAAAAATCAAAAGACGAAATTGAAGCATTAGTAAGAAGCCAAATAAGTAATTATTCATCTACAACTCTAGAAGATTTTAATACAAAATTAAGAGGCAGTAAACTTGCTGCACAACTTGACAGTGTCGATACAGCAGTATTAAGTACTGGATTAACTCTTATGCCAATCATTGATTGGAGCCCACAAATTAATATTAGAGAAACACCGATATTTAGATTTGAAACAGAATTAGTTAAACCTTATCCATTTAGAGAAGCAACAGGATTTAAAGAATATAAACCTGCTGTTAAGAGTACACCATTTGATATAGATGGTACTTGTGTTTATTTACAAGATGATGGTTTAGGTAATCTTATGTTTATTGTAGATGACATAACAAATCCATCAGTATTTAAACCTAAAGTAGGAACAATAGATTATACAAAAGGTTTAATAACTTTAAATACAGTTCTTGTTGAAGCATTCGACGGAAGCTCAGTTAAAATTATGGTAAGACCAAAAGAAAATACTATTAAAGCTGCTCAAGGGCGTGTGTTTATAATTAGAGATGAAGATGTACAAGTTAATATGATACTTGATGAAAAACCAGTTGCTGGAACAACTACATCGTCAGCAGCTATTGGCACACTAACAAGTTCAACAAATAGTAATAGTTATTAATATAATAGGAATAATATAAAATGGCTGAAGATTATTCGCAGATAGAAAAAAGTATAAGCTTTTTTATCAATCAGCAATTTCCTGCAATCTATCGTGAAGATGGACCAGAACTTGTTCAGCTAGCTCGCGACTATTATAAGTGGATGGAAACAGCAACAAATCAATCTACTTATGTTTCAAGGCGTTTCTTTGAATATAAAGATGTTGATACAACAATTAAATCTTTACTTATATTTTACAAGAACAAATATTTAGTTGACCTTGAACTTAAAGAATCTATTGTACCATTCCTTGTTAAAAATATATTAGACCTTTATCGCAGAAAAGGTACTAAGGCTGGTATTGAGTTATTCTTTGCAACATTCTATAAAGAATATGATATTGAAATAGTTTATCCTTCTAATAGAATGTTAAAAGCTTCAAACTCTGAATGGAAAGAAGGTAATTTCCTACAGATGCTTCCCAACGATAATTTATTTTTAAGTGATACAACAAGTATTCAATACACTTATGCAGATTTAATTTCTCGTGTTATAACAGGTAGTGTTAGTCAAGCAAAAGCTTCTGTAGCTAAAATTAATTCAATGTTAATTAATGGTAGATATACTCCTATTATTTACATTGATAATGTCCAAGGTACTTTCTTAAAATACGACAGAATTTATACTAACATTTCTAAAGAATCTATAGATTTTGGTGAGGTTGGTGGTTCTCTTAGTGAATTTATTGTTGACGATACATTACCAAGATTAGCAAATAAGAAAATTGGTGACTCAGTTAAAATACAACCCGACAGCTTTGAAGGTGACGGTGGTGAAGGTATAGTTACAGATGTAACCAACGCGGTCAATGCAGTTGCTACATATAATTATATTAATGGCGGTTACGGTTATTCAGTTGCAAATACTAGTTTATTAGTTTCCAATCAAGCAATTAATACAGACCCTTCAAACGAAGTACAATTTGAATTATACGAAAGGCTTGAAGATGCAGATGGAAACGAAGGTTATGTTTTAGGTCAAAGTGATTATAATATCGGTGTTAAAATGACAACCGGTACATTTGACCATGCAAGACCAATTTTAACTGTAGACAGAAATCCTAATATTGATTTAAAAGCAAATGGCATACAAATTGGTGTATCACCGTTTAACAATTCATCACCCGTTCAATTACCAGCTGTTTTATACCCAGAGGGTAATCCACCTGATGCTAATACGGATGTTTATGCTGTTATTTCAGATACAGAAACAGTTAATCTCATTACAGACCCGATTCAACCTTATTTAGGTATTGCGCTTGATGCAGCTGATTATGGAGCAATAACTCCTATGTCAGGTACTGCTTCTCCAGTTACACTTTCTACTGTTCTTGCAGATGCATTTGATACATCAGGTATTGAAATTGGTAAATTAGATTTATTTGAAAATGTTAACCCTGGTTCTAATTATGGCTTTGAAATTTTTGCAAGAGCAAAAGATGATTTAATTACTAAATTTGAAAAACGCGGTCAAGTAATAAGATTATCTAATATACAAGATGCTGCATTATTTAATGTTAACGAAAGTATTACTGAAGAAACTACATTAGCTACTGCTAGTATACTCAGAATAGATAGTGTACAAGGATTACTTTATATACTACCAAACTCTTGGAATGGATTTACTGGTATAAACAACATTATTCGTTCTAACAATGATGTATTTACTATTGCTGGTGCTAGTACAGATTACTCAAGTCGCTTCTATGGTGATAATGCAATTATTAATGCTCGTGCAGATTTTGAAACAGGTTATATTAATAAAGTTGCAATTAATAATTCTGGATTCTCTTATGTTAATGGTGACACAGGTACATTACGGGACCCTATTGACACGAGTATAGTTTTAGCAAGTGGAACAATTGAAGCACAAGAGCAAGGAAAAAATAAAGGTTATTGGAAAGATTATTCATCTCATATTAATGGTTACGTAACTCAAGCTGCAAACAGTGCTGCAATTGATACTTACTATAATTCAGGTATGAGAATACAAGACAGTGATTTTTACCAAGAGTATTCATATCAAATTAAATCAACTCTAGATAAAAGTCAATACGAAAAATTACTAAAAGAAAATGTTCACCTTGCTGGTTCTAAAATGTTTGGTGACTTTATTTACAAATATGGTAATACAGGAAAAACTAAACAAAGATTCATTAGGTTATTCAACGACGAAGGCTCAGGCTCACCGCTTGATGTTGCAGACATTGCAGATTTAAGAGCATCAGTTACGAACTTCTCAGTAGACAGTACTTATGTTACAGCAGACCATACACCTGGTGGTACAGGTGGTGCAAACTTAAGCGAATCATCTGACCTTACAATTACTAAAAATTGGAGTCAAGGATTCCACGATTATGAAGTAACAATTGGAATGCCTTCAACAGGAAGTGCACCTTATCCAACAGCAATATTATTACATGGTAATGGTGGTAATGGTGCTGCAATGGTAACACAGTTTGGAAATGAATTACAAGGACATATATTAGTTGGTGTACAAGGTTACGCTAACAGTTGGAATATTTCTAACGAAGGTAGTAATGGACCTGATATTGAGATGCTCGAAGAACTCATAACCAATTTAAAACTATTCCAAAATGTTGATGAAACTAAGATTCGTATTATAGGAATAAGTAATGGTGGTGGACTTGCATTGAGAGCAGCAGTAGAAATTGAAGATACTGGTGTTGATACAATTGCATGTATTATATCACAGACAACAAATGACCAATACAGAGGTGGTCAATTCTATTATCCATCTAATCACGAACAAACAGGTAATGCATATTCAAATGATGGATATGATACATTAGTTACATCATTACCACAAAGAAAGATTTTACATTTAAACGGAAGACTTGATACAACGGTTCCATACACTGGTGGAAACTTTGTAGGACAAACATTCCTAAGTGCGCCAAACAGTGCACTTGCATTTGCAAAATCACAAGGATATAATGGTAATCTATTAAGTGGTTCGGCTTATGGGTCGGCAAGTACATTAGTAGATTACGGTAATACAATTTTCTTAAATGATAATGTTGCTCATACAGTATCTACGGATATGTTTAGATTACTTGAAAAGTATTTAGAGAACGATTACGATATATCATACTAGAGATAAATAATAAAATTAAAGATTTTTAAAAGAGGACGCTATGGCCAAGCAAACAATTAATATCGGAGCATCTGC